CTGTGGAACTGGTCAAAGCGTTTGCCTTGTTCTTTGCACCAGAGCCTTGCAAGTTCGTGAATTTCTTTTTCGATTTGTGCGCGTTGCTGAGGTGTGATGTTGTGAAATATGCGCACAGCTTTGTTGAAAACATCCTCAACAAGCACATAGAGTGAGCGATAAGTCTTGTTGTGCTTATGTGATTCAATTATCTTTTTTACATCGATGGCCTTGGAGACTTGGATGAACTTCTCGATTTTCTCATCCTTGGCTGCAATGACTGGGAAGACATGGCCGCAATCGCAGAGGCGCACGGCAGTGTGCATTAGTGCGCCACAATCGGGGCATTCCTTCACTGGTGCGACTCCTTCGCCTGGCTTCTTCGGATAGTGGAAGATATTGCTCCAGTTGCGAGGTGATGACCAGAGACCATGCGTGATGCAATTGCCTCCGAGGTCTATGATGGTGAATGCAAGCTTAATGGTGTGCGGCCTTGCACCACGTCCGCACATCTGAAGCCAAAGAGGCATTGATGCGGTGGCCTTGTTTACAATTACGGTCTCGATGTCGGGCTGGTCAAATCCTGTGGTTGCAATGCCGATGTTGTTGAGAATTGCATCGGGCGTGTTGGCAAACCACTCCAATGTTGCAGCCCGATCGGGCGAGTCAGCATCGAGATGGCGCGAGTTGAATCCCTGTTCGCAGAAAGCTGCGTTCACGGCTTGCGAGTGCTCGACATTGCAATTGAAGATGATGGTCTTGCGGCCAAGCGAATGCTGCTTGTAGGCGTTGACCGTGCTGTCAATGTACTTAGGTGCTTTGTAGGCTGCTGCCATCTGCGCTGCATCGAACTCGCCTGCTTTCATCTTAAGCTTTGCGCGGTCCACTATCTGCGCAGCGGAATAGGTCAGCTCAGGGCAGAGAAAGCCTTGCTCAATTAGTTCGGGAATATCGATGCCACAGATGATGTCATTGAAGTAATTGCGCAGCGGATTAGTCTTGCGTGCTGCAAGTGGCGTGGCAGTGAAGCCGATGATGTACTGAGAGCTGAAGTGCTCGATGACCTTGGTGAAATTGCCGATGTGGCACTCATCGACAATGACCAGCCCGATGTTGGTGAACTGGTCAAGCCGCTTGTATGCCGTCTCAACCATTGCTACATAAACTCTCGCCGCTGGGATGTTCCGCATGCCTGCAACTACTGGCTGAGTGGGCAAGGCAATTGCCCTGCATGCCTGGTGAAGTAACTCCTCCCGATGCACAAGGATTAGGATGTCGGTGCTGTTGCGCTTGCAAAAGCGGTCGCAGATTGCAGCAAAGCATACAGTCTTGCCTCCACCGGTTGCGAGCTGTGCCACTACGCGCTTTGTAGTGACCAGCTTCGCAGCGATGTTATTAATGAAGCGTTCCTGATAAGGCCTCAGTGTCATGACTCAAGTCGCTTATCCATCGGGATGAAGTCGGAGCCGTTACCATGCACGGTCTTGATGAAGTCCACTTCAACCTTTGCGGAGTTTATGATTACTTGAGCGACCTCAGCGATTGTGCGTGCTTTGTCGAGTTCCATGTCACCGTCTTTGAGCATCTCGATTGTCTCGAATAGGTGGTCTCTTAAGTGTTCAATCTTGTTCTTTGCCATGTGTTTGAATTTTGCGTTTTAGTTTTGAGAGTATTTTCATTGCCACCTTAACCTCTTCAGGGTATCGGTGAATCGTGTTAAGTCGCATGTTGCTTTCGCGGTCTACCAGCATGAGGTTTTCCACTTGCCAGTTGTCTTTGTTGCCATCGATGAATCGCAGGAACTTCCCTTCTGGGATCGGGCCGTTCTCCATCTCCCAGGCAAGGCGGTGAATCATCACCCATCCATTGCGGCCTTCTGCGATTTTCATCCAAGTATATCCTTCGCCATCCACGCGAGTCCATCCGACCGGCTTGTGATTTGCAGGCAGATGGCCATGCTTGAAGAGCGTGTGCTCAGGTGGATTATTCTTGCCTTTGACTCCTTTGTTCCAAGGTTCTTGACCCTTGTAGAATCGGTTGTTTATTCCGGCAATTGCGACAACTTTGCCATGCACCTCACGGATGTACTCTTTTGTCTTCTTGATGCCGCGAGAGTTGGCAAGTTGGTGTATCTTGTTTTCGCTTATGCCGAGCACCTTTGCCATCTCTGATGTGCGCGTTGTCGGATAGGCTTCGATGACGTAGTCAATGACCTCTTGTGGATATCTACTTCCCATAGTTCCCATCAAATTGATTCAAGAAGCCTGCGATAAGCTCGTATGCCTGGTCGAGCTCTTGCTGGTTGTGCCGGTAGAGGTAGAGGTCTTTGAATTGCCCTGATTTCTTGACCTTTGGCGGCACTCCGATGTAGTAGAAGTCTTTCGGGTTCCATCCCATCAGCATAGAATACCAAACGGCCTGCACATGGTTGCAATGCTTGATCATGTCATCAGCGAAGGCTTGCAAGCTTTTGGCCGTTGTGGTCTTCACATCAGCGATGATCTTCATCTCATCCCAGCAAAGGTCCATTGCGCCTTTGCCGAGCACTGTCTTGCCGTGGACTGTGATTTCGCTCACCACGATGCTCTCCTTCTCTGACTTGTCGAACATCTCGCCAAGGAGTTGCACCTGGTGAATTGCATCGTAGGTGTTGCGAACTGGCGTGCCCATTGTCTCATATTCGCACTCAAGCAGCGCGAAGTGAAAGTCCTTGCCGTAGTTCAGCGATGCCTTAGCGTAGCTGATGTCTCCAGTGTAGTGCCGTTTGATGCGGCTTGCTGATACCGCTGGGTAGGTGATGTATTCTTCTCTGGTCATTACTTCAAATTAGGATTAGACTGTTGCGCTCTTTGGCGTGCTCTGCGAATGCTCTCAGCGGCTGGAAGCTTGCCCTCGCTCATCATGTCGAGCACGTCCTTCGCGGTTGTTGCATTCAGTTTGTCATAGCCGATTGTCTCGGCCCAGACGTAAGCGATGAGCCTTGCATCGCTCTTGCGTGTTGCAGGCACGCGCTCAAGTATTGCGCGGACCTGCTTGGTAGGGTTGTGTTTCATCGTGTTATTGTTTGAATTTTATCTTCGTAAATCTCAATGCCAGGGATTGAATCCACGCCGCACTTCTCCATTGCCTTGAGTAGGTTCTGCGTGAAGTCTTCCGGCTTGTACATACCGGAGCCGAAAAGGACTCCGAGCACCTTGAGCCAGTCGACCTCTCCAGCAATGCGCACCTTGCGAATCGTGCGGATGCCTTTGATGTGGTCGTGCTTGAGTCCGACTTCAACAAGTTCATCCAGTGTTGTCGCTGACTGCTGCTCAACTGCGAACTGCTTCTCGCATTCTTGCGTGTAGTTCAGCATGGCCACTTTTGTCGATGCGATGAACGTGGCCAATGGTGTGACTGCATCGCTCTCGATGCGCATGAGTTCTTTCTTATATGCATCCAGCGGACCGGTCACCATCTTGCGCGCATCTTGGATGGCCTTGATTGCCTTGTTCACTTCCGCGATTGCATTGGATGCAGCGGTGTAGTGCATGACGTTCTCGATTGGATAAGCTATGCCTTCATAGCTGTTGCGTTCGATTAGTTGCTGGGCTGACAAGACCTCAGCAGAATTTATTGTCTGATACAATTTCTCAATTGGAATTGTTATCTTTGCGATGCTGTTCATGTGTTTTGATATGTGAGTAAGGCCGAGGGTAGTGTGTGTCCTCGGCCTTTGTTGTTTTTAGAATGGTAGGCCTGTTGAATCGTTAGCGAATAGACTGTCAAGATCGGGCTCATCAGTCACGGTTGTGCTCTCCCACTTTGGCGCAGGCACAGCGGCAGGCTTCGCAGTTGTGCGAGCAATCCACTCATCGCTTTTGCGAATGTCTTCTTGAAGGAACTCAGGCAGCTTGTTGAATACTGCATCGCTGTGCTCGGTCGTGTCATAGCTTAGCAATTCGTTCACGGCTGGAGGGCACGCCATTCCTTTTGGCAGCGGCGAGATGCTCATGATGTTCGCATAGGTGCGGTCTTCTTTGCCGTTGTGTGCGATGTTCACCATGCAAGCGTGACCAAGTAGCTTTGTGATGTCGAAGTCTCCAGCTTGCGCATCGGTCATCTTCTTGCCGACCCATGACTCAATGAACTTGCGAAGCGATGCCTTTTCGCCCATTGTGAGATTGAATACTGTCTTCACGTAGAAGGGCTGTTCGCCTTTGTCCTCGCTGAAGACTGCTGTCTCAAGCGGAAGCTCAAATAAGAATTGCACTTTGCGTTTCTTGTTGCCCCACTTCTCATCGAAGGTAGTGCCTTTGTCAATGATTTGGTAGCATCTTGCTACGTGTGCTCCTTCGGGAGCGATTTGGCGGCTTGAGCCGTTGCCTGAGTTTACTGGTGCTTTCATAAGCTTGAATGTTTAAAAGATTAAATTGAGGTTAAAAGTGCTTGAGTTGATTGTTCGTGAAGGTACTCGGTAACAAGTGCAAACTGATTGTGGAATTCATCCATCTTGCAAGGGTCCCAAAGGCGTTTCTCAGGTGCAACGCCATGCTCCATGCTGCGATGATATTGGCGTGCTAAGTTAGCGGCTTGAGAGTCGCATCGAGTGTAGAGTCCTTTGATGCAGCCGTCATTGACAACCATGACCAAAGTGCCAGTTAAGTGATTGTAGTGAAAAAATTCAGTGCCCTTCCAATTCTTGAAGGTTGTTGAGGTTGATAATTGTGTGTTCATTGCTGTGTGTTTTAGTATGCAGCAAATATACACCTTCTTTTTGAATCTGCAAGACAAAAAGCAAACCACCAGCGTAATTTTACGCAACTCGCTAATTATCAGCGCAATTAATTTGCGCGACAAATCGCGAATCCGACAAGCCCACCGAATACAGCCCCTGCAAGTTGGGTCTGGTACCACTTTTTCGGCTTGTCTGCCACGATCACGTTGTGCATTCCTGTGACGCTCACATACGGATTGTCGATACCAAGGCGCACGACCTTGTCACGCTTGCGCCATAAGAGCCCCTTGCGCAGCGTATCTCCAATTGCAACGGTATAACTTACCGGAATGATAATCGAATCGATTTGGAGCCTTCCTGCGCGGCTTATTTGCCCACCTATCTCAAGCCACTTGCCGGGCCGATGGAAGGTGCGAGGCAGGCGCAAGTGCGGAAAGCTATCGATGTACACCGTTTCGCCAAGTTGCAGCTCGGTCTTCACAACGGTCTTAGTCTGATACCTCACCACCACTTCAGGCTCGCGCAGTTCCAAGGCTCGAAGCTTGGTGCCAGCCGCTGCAATTTGGATGGCTTGGCTGTAAATCTTGGAGCTGTCTCTTGCAATGCGCACAGTGTACTCCGAGTTTAGTGAATCAAGATACATGGCATTGCTTTCGGATTCATTGAGCGCACCGCATGTGCGGATAAGCAGAAGCAAAATGAATAAGCAGATTGCCAAAAGGCTCAGTGTACTGATGTTGCTTTGCTGCATAGGATTAGTTCGTTAAGACGTTTGATGTAGGTGCTTTTGTCTCTGAGTTCATTGAGCAATATATCCGCTGCTACCTTCAGCGGCATGGCTTTCTCGGCTATGTAAACTGCCAGCACCTTCACAAGTCTCTCATCACATTCGCAGTCGGTAGCCGGTAGGTTCATATTTGCCTGGTTGCTTTCTTAACTAATAGCCGAATCACATCATCAAGCTTGTCAACGCTATTGGCAAGCATCTTCATCACATCATCACGCTCCTGATCCGTTGCATTATTGTGCTCAATCATCATCTTCACCAAGCCACCGATTGAAGTCAATGGGTGGCGTAGTTCGTGCGATAGCATAAAGCGGAACTCTTCCAGGAGAATCTTCTGGCGTTCATGCTCATGGTTGCTGATGGAAGTCACATCGACAAGCTGAATGCCGATGAAGTGCAGCATGTCCACAATGGAATAAACATTCCACATGTTGTACCTCTCAGAGGCCATCTTCTGCTTTGTCTTGGCATAGGTCCGAATCGGATCGGGCGTTTTCTTCTGCGACTTCCTGATTGCCTGAAGCAGCTCATCGCGGTCGGAATCATTGGCCGCAATGTCGAGAATGTTGGTAGGCTTGATGTGGCTGCTGTACTCCTTGAACAAATCATTGGAGGTGACGATATTGCCATCCTTATCGGTGATCACATAGAAGAGGTCAATTGATGACTCAAGGATGTGCAGGCTTGCCATATCGCAAAGATAAGGCAAGGATTGAACTTTTAGGCTAATTCTTTACGTAAGTCCTGCAAAAGATTTGACCATGCAGCACCGCATCCCATAAGATACTTCGCAGACATCCACAGGGTGAAGCTGAAAATAATGCCGTTTAAAAGTATATTGTAATCCATAGGCGTTTCAAGATTCTGCGTATTCCTTACAGGCTGAGGTTTGGCAGTATAGTACGTGGGAGCAGCTAACAAAGATACATCGCATGGCTGAATTGTATCGAATGCGGTGAGAACTTTCTCCTTGCGAGGCTGTGCCATGACGGCCTCGAAGCTTTCGCGGTTAGCCTGGGCGAAGCTTGTGTCTGCATTGGCGGCCTCCCAGCTCATGGTGTCGATGTTGAGCTTGTTGTGCCTTGCAATCTTTACTGTATCTCTACGAATCTGCTGCATCGCTTTTAGCTTTTGGAATATACCCGGCAGCGATTAATGCTGCAATGATGGCGGTTAATGTCTCGGCTGTTATCACTTTGAAGATTAGTAAAAATATGGATACCAGAATCATCAGCGAGCCGATGGTGCCACGCCAGTGCTTGACAACTACATCCACAAATCGCCTTGGTTTGGTAGCCCTTTTCCTCATAGGTAAGTTTACGCAAAGAGGCGGCCCGTGTTGGGGCAATAGTGGCTCAGAAGTTACACAATGAGAAATACAGATTTGCCTCTTCGCGGCGGCGATTGGTTAAGCCTGTGAGCACCTTGCCGCCTGCCTTGTTCCACTTCAGGAACTCATCCAAGATTGACGGGTCTGCTGCGTTTGCTTTGGCTTTCTTAAGCAGCGTGGATTTCACCAACGCACCAGTCCCCACGTTGTAGCTAAATGCTACCAAAGCATCGAACTGGCATTGATTCAAATTCGGTAGGTGCTTATTTACTGCGTCCTCATAGGGCGAAAGCGTAGCGAGCAAAAGCTGCGTTGCTTCCTTTTCGGATGCGAGCTTTTCTCCCAGTATCACCTTCTTTCCGTTCGGATGGCGCGTGCTGCCGTAGCCTATGGTGGGCACTCCAGCAGGGCAAAGGTAGGAACTAAGCCGCAAGCCCTCGTACTTCTTAATCAGATTCAGACCGAGAAGCGAGGTGGAGCGCATTTAGATAACTATGTATTGCATATTAACAACATACGTCAATGTGCTGCCTGCTGAAAGTATTTCAATGACATGGGTAATTTGGTTTGATGCGGTATCGGCTGAAATTTCAGAACTTACCAAATCCGCATAAGGGTCTGTAATTGTACCAATAACACCAAAGGCATCTCGCGCATTTGTGAAATCTGAGCCAACTGGAGGGCTAATGTTATAACTTCCTAACGTAAATGTAGGGTCAAGTGTAATGCTCATGTAATATGAACAAGTTACAATATTACCCACACGGCTATAAATCGCACGCAAACAAGATGCAGTACAGTCGTTTTCTCCGCTTATAACAGGCGTAAATTCCCCACTACTAAACTGCGGCAAACCGTCATAGATGTTCTGAACTTGGATTTGCTTCGATTGGTTCGCAGTTGTATCTACGATGTAAAGAATATCCGTAGCATCTGCTGCTCCTAATGTGGTTAAATCGGTTACTTTAACGCCTGCCATAGTAGTAAAATTTGCCCACTAATTTACAAATTATTCAGATACGAAATCGCATTGTCCGAAGTCTTAAACTTTTGCGCATTTATTTTGTAATCCGATAGCGTGATACAGTACACGCCCTGCTCGGTTATTACGTGAAAGGAAGTTTCGTCTACCGACTCCCAGCGTGGTTCGGTTAGTCTAAGCCACGGCATACCTGTTGAGGTGAACTCGATGTTGGTGGATGTGATGTTTACGTTGCTCATTTGATTTCGATTTGATAGTATGATAGCACAGTTGAATCCCCAGCCGCGCCGTTCTGAAGGGCGAAAATGATATACTGGTTGACTGTCCAATCGATGTTTGAATTGGTTAGCGATGCAGTACCTACCGCCGCATCACTTGGAATTGATGCGTTGGCTTGTGCGGTTTGGGTAATGGTTGAACTCTTAACTATTGCGCTTCTGTCAATGCCTATGTAGTTTGTGGCAATTGATGCTAATGCAGTTGTAGTTAATAGTGTTGGAGCAGGGCTTACAATTGAATCCGCTGTATTGGCATAAACTCTAAGCGTTGCAATACCAGCCGCACCCGTCTTCCCTGCTCTTGCTTTAATCTCTATTATGTTTCCAACGGTTATCGTGTTTGCAGGAATGAGCACGCTGACAACTTTTGTGTTTGTTGTTACTCCTGTTACCGCTGTTTGATTGTTGAGGTCTTTGTAAATTATTGGCAAAGTTGGAAAGGTCGCAAGGCTGCCGTCGCCTCGAACATACTGCGAGGTCGTGCCCGTTGGTGTGTTGAACTTGCCGTTGAAGGTAGTCCAATCCCCCGAACTTAGCGCACCTCTATTGCTTGCGCTTGCTGTTGGCAGGTTAAAAGTGTGGGTATCTGTTACGGAGCTGATGCCGAAATCCGTGCCAGCCGTGCCAGTCGCAAAGTTCTGAACTTGCGCTGTCAAGCCGTTTAGTGCGTTTAGCCCTGTGGTGAAGGTTGTAATGATTTGGCAAAGATTATTGTCCTCAGTATGCAGCGTAATGGTTCGCCCCGATGTCGTTACGAATATGCGTACTGCGAGCCTATCTGTTGCAAGTAGCACCGTGCTTGGTACTGCAAGCGCACTAACGTATAAATCGACCACCGTGCCGCCTGTAATCGCTTCGGGGTTTGTAGCACCTGAGGATATGAGCGTAAAGGTTGCGCCATCGTACTTGTAAAGCTCAATGTAGAAGCTCGGACTACCACCGCCACTGGATGCGTTAAAATAGGTTTCAAAGTTCCAATTGCCTGAAGGTATTGCTAAGAGATTCGGGTCGCCTGCATCTGTTATGAATTGCGCGATGTAGCCATTGCCCTGAGCTTGGGTGCGTGTGAAGTTCGTACCACCACCAAGCACAGGAACGCGGCTCATTTCATAGTAGGTATTGCCTCCGAAACTACCTTGATTGATTGAGCCGTTGAGGTAATAGTTAACCGATGCACCGCCACCGCCTCCAAGCGGAAAGTTCGCAAGGCTGCCATCGCCGCGAATATACTGGCTCACTACGCCGTTGGCTGTTATGTCAACGCTCGGGGTTGTGGTATTATTCGGCACGTTAACGCTGAATGCTGGGTTAGTCGGGTTAGGTACGGTTGCCGCTACCGATGTAACTGTACCATTTGTCAAAGTCGGAAACAGCGTAGGCGCGCCCGTGCCATCGAGATAGTCTAAAGCTGTTCCAGTTGGCGTATCGAACTTGCCATCGAAGGTATTAAAGTCGGTCAAACTTAAATAGCCGTCTGTACTTGCGCTCGCTTGTGGGATGCTTATATCAGGCGTTGCCCCACCGCTTGAGGCAATTGGAGCAGTACCAGTTACCGCCGTTACCGTACCGCCACTGCTCGGGCTTGTATTGGTAATTGTTATACTTGGATATGTACCGCTTACGCTTATGCCAGTACCAGCCGTTAATTGTACTTCCTGAACATCCACGTTAACGGAGCCGGGCGTGGTGCTATTCGCATTCACAGCAACGCCTCGAAAGTTCATATTCACAACCCCTGAAGATACAACCGTACCTTCATCGCGCACGGTTAGGCTACCACCGCCCCCACCGCCTACGGCAATTAATGGGTCGGCTGGTGTGCCGTTTCCGACAATCGTTATTCCATCCACAGCAACCGATGTGAGGCATGGCTCACAAGGCTCGAAGTCTGGAAGCGGAATGTCACCAGTTGCGCATGTGTCATAGCAGCCGTCCTCAGATGAGGTGCTGATGTTCACATCCACATCGATTGCAACTGCGGCCCATTCGTAATTAACTGGCAAGTACCTCGCCTCTGTTGCATAACCACTTGGCACAACTTCGTAAGCAATCACGCCAATGGCCGTCTTGAATTGTGGGTCTGTGCCACTAATCAAGCGCAGCACGCGAGATGCTACCCAGTCTTGAGCATCGGCAGAGTCACAAGGAAGATGCGATTTGCGGACCATCGCATAGGCTGTCAGCGTGAATCGTGTTTCGTATATCGACTTGCAGCCTGCCAGTCTGAGCGAATCGTTCTTGGTCACTGTTATCTTCCCACGCTTGGCCCAGAACAATGTGCCCTGCTTCGCATCGTAATTCGTCACAGGAATTGCTTGGCCGTTGCCGATGTAGAAAGCCCAAGCTTTGTCATTGCCTTCGCCTACAAGCTCGCTGAGGCCGTATATCTGGTCGAAGATATTGCCAACTTCAATGCGTTGGTTAAGTCTGTCAAGTATGGTAGAGAGTAGATTCATCGTTTGCTCATTGCGTTTATAATTTGCTCAACTAATTGCTGCGCGTGGTCCTCAAGCATCTCGGCCTGCTCTTCTGGTGTGGGTACGAAGATTGGCCCGTACTTTTTTTCAAGTCCTTCGACTTTGCCTTCTTCTGATGCAGGCACAGCAATTGAAGCCTCTAAGCCTTCTGTGATTACGTCCTCAGATAAGAATCCACCTTTAAGCCTGCCAGTCAATTCAAGCGGCAGCTTTCTCGATGTTTCTCTTTTTAACTGAGCGTAGCCATCAGGGAAGTACAGCGACTTGATTGGCTTTCCTTTTGATTCACCTTCTGGAGGCTTGCCAAATTTGAACTTTGCCGGAGCATTGGTAAGGCTTCTCGGACTCACATATATCGGAGTCGTGCTATATGGCTTAGTCGGAAGCTTCTCGCCTGCTGAGTTAGTGCCTCCACTGGATCCAGTGCCAAAGATTCGCTTAAACATGATGCGCTTCAATTCCCTCACTGCCGAATACAAAGGTGTGAACTTGGAAGTCCAGCCTTCATACAAGCTGTCGAGGTTCTTCTGAATTTCGGCAGGCGTTGGCATGTTACGGCAGGGCTGTCACATATTTCATGTTCCTTCTGCAATCCCAGCAATGCGTGTCATCAGGCAGGCGCATGTTCTGCAACATGGCACCAAGCTCTTCATTGTATCTTGTTGCTGCGATGTCACGGGCTGCCATTAGTCCGTCCATGAGTTCGGGCTTGTTTTGGCCCCTGTTCACAATCACCGATGTGTTCACCCTTTGATTCGGGCTTATGGTCAGCGCATAGTTGTAAACCTCAACAGCGGTGGCGTATGCAAGCGGTAAGGCCATCAGCCCACCGATTGAGCACATCCATCCTTGGCGGTCGCAGTTGATGCTATATGTCAGGCTCATGCCTGTTGTGTATTTCGAGTTGCTGCTTGTCAGCACGTTCGTGCCATCGGTAGTAAGTTCAATCCCGATCGCATCCACGAATGGACACATGTGCGCTTCCTTTGGACCGCCTCCGCATGAAGTACAGGCTCCCTTCTTTGGCGTGAACTTCACTGTGTTCATGTCCGACTCATACACGATTGCAATGTCAAGCTTGCGCTTTGCTGAGGTGAAGGTCTTGCCGATGAACTGGTCAAGCGCACCCTCTGCATAAGTCAGCGATTGAATCAGCTTGCCTGTGGTCATGTCGAAGATAAGCACCGGCACATTGGTATTGGTTGAGTCAATTGCCAGGTTAATATCTGCAAGGTAGAAGTTCAGATATGAAACCGTGTTCGGGTCAATCTTCAATCTGATGCCACCATAATTGCCAGCACCAAGGGCGGTCTGCACATTGGCATAATTGGACACTACTTGTCCAACTCGCTTGTTCTCAATCACAGTGTCGCTCTTCATCATCGGGCTGAGTTTAGTCAGCACATCGGATGAGATTTTTCGCCAAGCGAAAGCCCGTTTATCTTCAAACAGCTCAATGCCGTTGAGATATTGGTCCGTGATAAGTTGCCCTAAGAATGTCTGGTTGATTCCGAGGTCATCGATGTAGAGCCCTGTCGATGGCTCTGGTGATTCGCAGCCTCTCAATCCGAGTAGTGATTCAATGCACATCTCTTGAAGTTTTTACAAAGATAAAAAAAAGGAGGGCACGAAGCCCTCCCTTTATTGCGTGGTTAGATTATCTAATCCGTCTTGGGTCAATAAGTCCTCATCGGCTTGCGAGAGTAAACCTACCGACCCGATTACGGGTTTACAATCTCAACACAGTTCACGTAGTTAACACCAGCGTACTTGTCTCCTGCTTCGTAGATGTCGGTCGGAAGAGTCACAATCTTTCCAGTTGTGGTCAACACGATTGACAAGTTACCGCAGTCATCTTTCATGGTCAAGTCAACAGGAACTCCAGCCGGTGTGAACACCAAGGTCTTAGAGTAGTTGCTTCCAGCCACAGGAGTGATGCCAGTATTCCACTCAGCCAAGTTGAATGACAACCACTGGATTGCACCAGCAGTAGTCACCAAGTTCTTTAGCTGTGAACCTTGAGCAGCAGCTACACGAGAATCGTAAGCGAAGCCGAATCCGTTCTGCTGGCTGATAGCCAACAAGTCGATGCCGTACTGTGAGCAGCAACCTGCCTGCACAGCATTAGCATAACGCTGCATCTCAGCACCACCAAATACCACAGGCGCACCTGGGTAGTTAGCCATGCGAGTTGCTTGAAGGATGTCAGCAAGTGCGAACTCGTTCAATGCTTGACCGCCAGTCTGGCGAGTAGCAACGCGCAAGCAGTCACCAGAAACAGTGTAGTAGCCTGATACTTCAG